ATCCTTAACCGATACATCTACCCAATATCTAAACCCATCCTGAGCATACTCAGTGCTCAGTGCTGTGATTACATTGTCTATGCCTCCCTTACTTACATTGTCCCATGTGATAGCACTGCTGCTAGTTCTTTCTACTGTTAATGCCATGAATTATGCTTTTTTTACAAGTCTAAATGTCTTTAATAAATCCACTCTAATATCTTCCCCTATACTATTAAGTATATCCGGACCTCGCTTACTGAGCACATCAATGTAGGCATGCTCAAAGTAATGAAGTCCCACTCTACCTCTTTCCTGTATTGCTTTAGCTATTGCATAAGCTATACCCTCTCTCTTGCTCTTTGATGGTTTGGAAATGAACTTACCATCTTTATCTCTATACTTTATATTCTTTTGCTCCATCCACTTGAATATCACCTTTGATGGAGGCATCTTTGCTGTGGTAGCATTCTTTGATGGCATATAGTAGGGATCATCAGTAGGCATTCTCTTAGTTCCTTTCTGACCATGCTCTATGACATTAGCATACTTACTAGCTGCTCCCACTACAAAAAATGACAGAGATAGATCATCATTGACCTTTCCTCTCAGTCCACTCTTTAGCTTTCCACTAGCCACAAAGTTCTTACTGATTGTCTTGCTTACTTTGAAAGTAGATACCTTTTGAGTAGCTCCAATATTCCTTTGAGCTTCCTGCACTACTTCAGTAACGAACTCATTGAGCAGCTCTTTGAGATTACTAAATTCCATTAATAAAGATTTGATAAGCTGTGTTAGGATCAATATAAAGGAGCTCTGCAAAGTATTCTATTCCTTGACTTTCTACTGCTAAAGTAAAATCATAGTTGGACTTTTCCCATGCAAAGCATATAGTACCCCATTTGCCCTGAGTGAATACAACAATTTCAGTAGTATCTTGATGCTCAATAATCTTATAGTCTATCATAGTCCTGATAATTTAAATGAGTAACCTGCTGCCGATGTGCTACCTGATGTCACACTCTGCACTGTCTTTATCTGCCATGTATCACCTGCTGCGAATGTCACTGAATTGGTAGTATCACTAAAGTTCCCTGCTGCTGATCCTGCTGCTATGGTAATAGTCAAAGCTGTATCTACTGCATTCTTTTGGAGAGTGATGACTAGAGATCCTGTAGCACCCTGAGCTGAGTAAATACGAAAATAAAAATTACTAAAGGTGCAAGCTGTTGGGATAGGTATCTGATAAGGTGTAGTCAGTGATGAGACAGTACCTGCCACTGCATGATATCTAGTCACAGGTGATGCACCTCCAGTCAATGCCTGAGCTAATGCAGCACTAATGAATGATACTGATGATGCTATCTTACTATTAAGCTGAGTCTGTATATTAGAAGTCACCCCACTGAGATATCCCACCTCTGTAGAGGTAGCACCTATCAGATTGAATACATCTTTATTCTTCCAAAGATTTACTGAGGTATCTCTCCACAGCACATCTTTAGTACCATAACTACCTACCTGCACATCATGAAGCTCATTAAGCTCATACCCATTCTGCACCCTTACATACATTCTCCCTGCTGATCCTGGAGATGCGGTGGTCACGAACCCCAAATATACTAAGTGATTCGGAGCTGTTGGCTTGACATTAGTAATAGTTCCGGCAGTAGCTCCTAGATAAACGGGATCTCCATCAGCAAAGGTAGAGGTAGGTAATATGCTAAGACCATCAAGCTGACCATTGACTATGATCAGCCCTTTTTGATTAGCTGCAATGGATGAGCTAAGCACTAGACCAACCGTCTGAGCTGATGTAGCATCACTTGTATTATATGCGAGCTTTACTTTCAGTCTGTCACCTGTACCTCCAAAAGCATAGACTGGCTGACCTTTAGTGATGGTAGTGCTCTCTGCATTGGTCACATAAGCAAGCAATGTATTGGGAGCTGTACCTATGACCTGAAATCCATTCATGCCTGAATTATAGATACAGAACATCTCAGCACCATCAATGATATCGCCACCTATTAAGAGTCCATTGTTATTCCGATACAAATCTTTAGCACCTAATGAATTTATATTTAAGGTGCATTGAGTAGTATTACCCGTTGCAAATCGAATTAAATACGCATCTCCATCATTATAGGCAGTTACTCCTGTAATGGTAGTAGTGTAGGTATCAGTACCTGATGTGGTCCCTTTTGGAATACCACTGCCTCCTCCACCGCCACCTGTATAAGGTTTCCATGTACCATCAGCAGCAGCATAGTCAGTAGATGCAGATGGTGTGTTAGTGGTATATACTAATTTTTTAGCCATTGTTAATCACATCTTGAGTCTCACAATAGTTAAACTGATAATCATACTCAAAAGAGATGGATGCCTCCACCCCGGAAAGATTATTGCTAAAGTCATTATAGAAAGGAGTCACTGAAATCGGCTTGATGAGTATCACATCATCTCCAAATGTATCACTGTTCTCTAATGTATTGATTAAGTCCTCCATGATCATGTGACAGTTGTTAATCACATCCAGCTGACTATTGGCTTTATCATCTTTATCTTTTACAAGATCAGCAAGCATCACATCAATAGTCAAGGTCCTAGTTCCCATGTCATAACTGATGCCATTGGGAGAGACATGCATCCAGGGATATTGATTAGACTTTCCTAGATCTGCCTCTTGTATAGTGCCGAAAGTATATCTATTGATTTGAATATGATCACCTGCCCATTGTTCCATAAGCTTGATCACTGTCTTTAATGTGTAAAAGGTAGTATCCATATCTATTAGTATATTAGAATGATTTGGGATTCATTACATTATTGTAAGACTTCATATAGCTTAGGTGAGCAAAGATAGTAGATGCAGGTAATTTCATGAGTCTATCTATTTCAAGCACATCTCTACCTATTAGCTCCTCAATGAGATGCCACCATCCGTACTGCTGTGTAAGGCTAGTTCCTGCTCCATCAGAGTCAGAGCCTCCTCCATCTGATCTATCATCTTTTGGTCTAAAGATTTGAGGGAAGTGCTCAGCATATCTATTCTGAGTAGACAAAAAAAAACCATTGCCCCATTGACAAAGACCATATCCACCTCTCTAAATAAGTCAGCATATTGGAGATGCTTATCACTATTGTAGTTTTCAATGGTATAGGTATGCATGAACTCAGAGGTCACAGGTCTATACAGAATGCTCATGATCTTTGGTAGGTTATTGGTCAGATCATCTACTAAGCTATTAAGATCTAAGTACTCTCCATAAGTCATAGTGTCAAGGTGAGGATGAAATCCAAACTTTTTGCCCCCTATGTGCATGAATTTTTCTAGTTTGTTCTCATTGTATCCCTTGACATCATCAATGAACTTTTGAATCATGGGATTGATATCCTCCATTGACTTCTCCCTCAGCTCCTCTTTAGTCAGACCTGTAATGACCTGAGCTTGTAGGAAGACATTATCACCTGCATTTTTGAAGTCTATGTACTTTCCTAGTGTAATCATATCAGACTGTCTATTGTGATATTGATACCATTGCCTCCGACATCCAGCTCAGACTTCTCTACATATCCTCTTTTCTTTCCTTTAGTCTTTAGGTAGAATATACATGCTGTGGGATTTGGAGCATCTTGCACCTGGAGTACTTCACCCTTAGCTGTAGCCACCTCATGCTTTGCACCTTTAATAAGTTCCATCAGCTTGCTCTCTGCAAAGTCTATACATGCCTCATTGATGGCATCCACCTGAGCAGCATACTGAGGATCCTCATTATACCATTCATAGTGACTGGCTCTAGCTACATCAGCTTTATCACATGCATGAGAGACTATGCCTGCTGTTAATTTTAAACACTCAAGCATATATTCTTTTTTCATGTCTGTTTTGTCTTTCCTATTCATTCAATTTACCCTTAAAGTGATTTATCAATCTTTCCATCTGATGATCATAGTATTTAGTAAAGGTAAGGAATCCCTCTTTATCTTGCTCATAGAGCTTGTAAAGTACATTCCTTAACCTCTGACCATTGCTTTTTTTTTCTATCTCAAAGTCAGCTTTTAAATCCTCTAAAATCTCAAGCTCATTGGTCTGAAAGTTCTCCTCTTTGATAGCTACATAGACAAATGAATTTTGGAGAGAGAATAAATCACCGGCAATCTTTGGAGACATCTCTTGACTTCCCAAAACTATTGCAGTAGTTTTATCTTTTCTACTCTTAATTGACTCAATTTGACCTGGTATGAGTATCATAGCTTTTCTATTTCGTTTTTTACTTCCTCCCAATATTCAATGTGATTAACAAAATGCTCCTCTGACATATCCCAACAATCAATTAGTAATATCTCATCTACTGCTATCAATGCACATTCTTTAGCTCGTTGAGTAACATTCTCTTGCCCCAATTTCCACCTTACTGGATCAGTAAACTTATTGATAAGTTCTTTTGATTTTTCTTTGGGTATCATATCTATCTATTAGTATATTAGTTAGTATATTAAGTCTTAATCTAGAGCTTAGATCCTGAGCAAAGAGAGCATGAGAATATCCTACTGATGGTTATATCAGTTGTCATTCACTCTCTTAGCATTAAAGTCTCAATCTGTCGCCTGAGTCCTTTCGCTTTCAAGTCTCATAGTATCATCAGTGATCTATGATCTGGAGTCTACTTTAACAGAGTCTCTGATCTCTGTGGTAATCTTGCGGCTCTCTCCTTTATGCCACCGCTGCACTGGTTACCATCCCCTAGTAGTGCCTAAAATAATCACCCTAGCGTATTCACACCGCCAATGATTAAGTCAATATAAACTTGCTACATATGGATCATTACCATAATCTAACAAAATATATCTATCTCCTTCTCTGCCCCAGTTCTCTGCATTGTGAAAATCACAATTATCAAAATTGAACTCAGGTATCATCTCTTTGATAGTCTCTACTTCTATAGCAGATATCTCAGTGATGGGAGCATATCTCTTTTGACATACTATTCCTAAAATCATCCACTTCAATTCAGCTATATTAACGCTATCCTTATACTTCTCCCATATCTTTCTCTCATTATATCCTTGCAAAAATCCCTTTCTGCAGATCGGTATCTTAACTACAAAGCTAGAGAATATAATCACTACCCTTGTTGAATATTTAATCTTCATTATATTAACAAAAAGAATCCCCCCAAGAGCATGCATCAGACTCAAGGGAGGATCTATGAAGAAAATTCAAAACTAAACTAACTATGATGTAATGCATGTCACAAATCTATACATAAAAATGTTACAAGATATAATTGTTGATAAAAAATAAAAGCTCACCGTTGTGAGCTCTTACTTGAATCAAAACTAAAAACTAAAGGATGATAAGATAGCAAGGGATAGTATATCTCAAGACTTCTTTTTTCTAGCTCTTTTTATTCGTGCCGGTACATCATCAGCTTTTGGCTGTGATGGTAGGACCTCCCCCATGTCCATATCACTTAAGATATTTTGTAAGTTCTTATAGACTTCATCTCCACAAGTGGAGCACTGTAGTCCCCTGTAATCAGGATTGATGGCTTTTAATAGGTCATTAAGCAGCTCTCTATCCTCTTTGACTATAAACCTCTGCTGAGTAGCTTTGAGTGCAAGCTCTTTGATCTGTGCTTTTTGCTGATCAGTGATAAGAGGATCCCATCTCTTTGCTGGGCAGTCAGCTAATGTCAATGATGCTTTTGCTCTGATAAAACATCCACAAGGTTTAAAGGTCACTCCATCAAGCTCTATAGCTTTAGCGAATGGATTGAGAGTATTCAAAGGCATACCGCAAGATATAGTAGTGCTGTTGTATACTGGGCATGCTTGACAGATGTCTATGCGTGCTCTTCGTTCTGTTGCTGTTGTAAATAACATATATGATTTATTAATAATTGCTTAGCTGTATTGACTGCTCTAAAGACATAGGTCAGAGGTATATCAGTGGCATCACTGATCTCTTTGTACTTGAATCCCATCAGGTAGAGCTCCAGTGCTTTGCTCTCAAAGTCAGGAAGTCTGCTGATCAGTATGTCTATATTCTCGCGTGTCACAAAACTTTGGATATCCGGTACTTTACTCATCA